CGTCATTGATTTTCCAAAGGAACCACTAGACTCTTCGTATGCAGCGGTCTCTCGCTCATTTTTCAACATGAAGTAAGCGATCCACCAATCGACGACCATATTGGATGTGTTGTTCATCCAGTAGATTGGGTCGTCGATACAAAGTTCCTTGCAAATAGAAAAAACAGAGTCCAGTCTGGGGTTCCTTTCCAGCTCTGCCTTTAGCAGTTCTATTTGCCCTGCAGCTTTTTTTCGCGGCTGCCAACCCACTCCTCGATGGCCTTGATGAGCAAATCCAGCTTCAGTGCATCAAGTGCCATGATGTCATTGATGTCCTTCTCGTCGAACAGGGACTTGCCCTCTTCGTCGCAGATATGGTCGATGACAGTAAGACAGCGTGAACGCTGCATGGCGTCAGGTCTGATGCACTCTTTCTTGGTGTCGTACATGGACGACATGCGACGAGATCGCTGCAACTCACTGACAGACTTGACGTAAACAACTTCCCCAAAGAACTCACCGAGTTTCTCTGGCTTGGAGATTGCTGCTTCTTTAAGTAAGGTCGCTTTCGTTAAACTCATTGTAATTCTCTTCAAGTGATGGTGGGTTAACTATGTCCAGAGGGATGTCAGGATGCCTAACAGACTCCTGTTCCCGCTTCAACTGATCGGCAACAAACTTGCGTACACGATCTTCTCGAATCGGATCGACTGGCACAAGGAAGACAATCTTGCTCCCCTCTGCCCAGCCGATGATTCCAATCAACTCAAGTTTGTCTGGATGGCCGTCAAGTATCTGATACTGTCGAAAGCATTGACGCTTACGTGTGACAACATTTGTTCCCTCATGAGGGCGTAACTCTGTGTACATCTCAGACTCCTTATGGTGAAAACTTATCAAACAGTGCCAGCGTCAAAAGTCGGGCCAGTCTCTCCGTCGAACGTGAAGGTGATGGTCTGCTCCAGCAGTCCACCAATCTCAACGCTCGGAAGAGTGCACTCGCTGATGAAGCCAGTGCCGCTGAGGATGCCGCCGGTTGACCCAGCTGTTGGCAATGTGATTGTGATCGTGTCTTGATCGCCCGTTGGCGTGTAAACGTCATCTGTTGGTTCAAAGACAACTGTAAGTTGAACAGTGCCAGCGTCAACAAGGTCTGCTGCGATCTTTTTCATGAAGCCCGTGTCACTGATGCACGATGCGTCGATGCTGTCCATCGACCATGTTGGCAAAGTGATGGATCGAACGCATGAAACAGAGCCAGCGGTTGTGAAGGCAACAGTTGTGCCCTGTCCGGTGAATCCAGCCATTTTTTTTATTCCTAGAGGTTTCTACGATAGTGAACTTGATAATCCTGAGAACAAATGAATGCTCTCTCGTCTGATCCATCCTTCGGCGTCAGGACATCCCAAGATATGCCACCATCAAGAGTGGTGCCAGAGATTGGGAAATCCTGTACTTCAGAGGAGAATCCATCTAACAGGTCTTCGATTGCCTCGATGCCAATTTCTGTACTGGCTCTGGTATCGCAAACAATGTCAACCGTGATCCTTGCGGAGTACGCCTTTACTTGGCAGTTACTCACTGTTCCGAATGCCTGCCCACTGGGGTTAGACAATACGAGAAAGGGAGGATCAACCCCTTGGGGAGGGTAGTCAGCGTAGATGTTGTTACCTACAACTGCCTGTACTTCCGCATTGTTTCTTAGTGCTGCAATCAGCTGGGGTACGACTCTCAATTTCCCATTCCCCACTTCTTGAGTTCTCTTTTCATAATTGATATTTGCTTTGGCATTGTCGAGTTACCTGCTGGCCCGAGGAATGGTCTTGCATCCAGCGTGGAGGTTCTTGTTTTTCTGCTCGACCAGTTCACGTGGGTGCCACCGAACTCAAGCATGTGTGCATAGTTGTAGCCGTATCTGTCGTTGTCTGCATCGTCGCCATTTGATCCCGAGTGCCTCGGACCTGTTATTCCCCGCAACAGCTTCCCAGAGGACGAGGGCACTGTTCGAGATATGATGCCCCGCTTACCACCACCACGCAGCCCGTCTTCTCCGCCATTGTAGGCCATGCTTGGCTTTTCCTCGCCGCGACTCTTCAGGACTTGACCATACCAGCCGCCGGGAAGGTACCGCACACCGTTCTTAGTCGATCTTGGATTCTTCCAGTCACCTCGAGTCATCTTGCCTTTCATTGACTCGCCGATGGCGTTTCTGCTGCTGGCCTTCTTCAGTGACTTCACTGCCTCACGTCTGACAGCTGTGTTCATCATATGTATGACTCGTCTCAGCCTGTTCTTGCTAAGTTCATCTGAGAGACGCTGCATGTCTCTCCCAATGTCCGTGCCAGAGATAACTCCTGCACGATGCTTCGAGCCGCCAGCCTTACCACCGCCCTTCAAGTTAGCAGCAGCTCTGGCTGATATTTCTTTCATCAGTCCCATCAGTCGGCATTCCTTAGCTCGACCCGAACTGTCTTGTGATCACCAGAGACATCTCTGATCGCAACAATGCCGTATGTGACGCCATTGATTGTGCATCTGCACTGTGTGTTGAATAGCCCTTCAATGGCAGGAGCATCCCCGATTGCTACCTTCTGCGTGCTCTCTTTCGTCTGCACGCCATCGAGGATCTCCCCGCCACCGAGGTCCACAAGTTCGCACCACCATCCGTCGATCACAGTGGTCCATGATCCCGTGGTGTAGGACCGCTGGCCGTACTCATCGAGTGCAGTCGGTGGCGACTCGATAAGGGCCTTGTAATTGCGGTGCCCGATACGCTTGCGGTTAAATCCGGTCAGCTTTGCCATTGTTTTCCTTTTCGTTAAGTTCTGCCTGAGGGACTCGAACCCCCGACACGCGGATTATGATTCCGCTGCTCTACCATCTGAGCTAAGGCAGCTTGCAGCGTGACTCTCGCCACGCTGGTCTTATGTTACGGATAAGAACTTCTGATAAGTTTCCGAACCAGCATCTCATAGCTTCTACCATTGTCAGTGTTTGAAGGATTGTCCTGTGCAGGATCAAAGTATGCCCTAGCTGTCTCAAGTAGGATAGCTTGCTTGAACAACCTTGGAACACAATCCTCGTCTGCAACACCACAAGAGAAGTTGATAAAAACCTTGTCGCTGACATCATCTGCACTGACTTCAGGCCAGCCTTCGCCTGCATTCGTTGAGAACACACAGCCACGGCCTTGAGAGTAAGAGTACAGTGATGAGTCAAGTGTTTGTGTCACGCCGTCTGTGTCAACATACGTGATCGAACTGACACTCGTGTTCATCCCCATCATCAGGTCGATTTTGTCGCCATCTGCTGGGAAGGCGAACATAGCTTGCTGCCATGTCGCACTTATGATTCCACGGCTTATATCTCGTTCCAATTTCTCGGTCGAGGCTTCAATCAGGAGAGTAATGTGGTCGTCCTGATCGTTGCCAGACACTCTAAGATGACTTTTTGCTTCGTCGAGGCTTACGGGTAGCCCGCTTGGGTTTGACGTTCTCGTCAGAGTCCAGTTTGGGTTCATCGATGTATTCCTCACAGATACCAAGACTTACTAAGGTCAACGCGATCCCTTTATTATCAAGGACCGCAATGGCCCCCGCCTCTTTATTGAGGCGGGGGTGATGCTTCAAAAATCTTACCTTCACGTTAATTACGCAAGGGTGATTTTGCTAAGAACTTCTGGGTTAGCCGACTTCAACGCGATACGCTGAGTGCAGATAACGCCAACCTGATCGTTCACTGCGAACAGTTCGTTCAGGACGCGGAAGTTGAGCGAACGACGATCACCGAAGTAGTGAGAAACGCCAAGGTCACCGAAGACGCAAAGAAGGTCAGCCGAAGAAGATGCACCAGCACCTTTCATTGCGTTAACCAAGTTCACTGGGTATCCAAGCAATGTTGGGCGAACGCCACCAACCAAGTCGGCTTGGCTGTTGCCACCGGCTGCGTTGAGGATGTCGCGAACTTGACCATTCCACAGCGTTGGGCTCATGTACCACTCGTGATTCAAGCCACGCTCTTGGCCAGCAGCAACAACAGCGGCAGTCAAGTCAGTCAGTGCAAGAGAAGCAACGTCAGCAACATTGTGGTCGGCAATTCCAGTGTCGCCTTCGATACCAGTGCTGTACAGATTAGCGTTTCCGCTGAACAATGCTTCGTCTTCTGCTTTGGCGAACGACCAAGCCAAGTCACGGACGATAGTGTCAGTCATGCTGATCAAGCTGTCTTCGCTGATCTCGGTGCTCATCTTCACAAGGCCGGCCATCTTCTGTGCCGTCAGTGAAACTTGTGCGAAGGTAAGATCCGAAGCCGTGATTGCTTCTGCTTCGTTCGGGTAGAAGACGGTCGCGTGTCCAGCCAACTTAGGAACGGTCCAAGTAGGTGCACCCATGACGATTCGACGGCAAACATTACGTGCAACGCCGTACTCTTCGACCAAGTTGATCAGCTCGGAAGCCAGAGGCGTAGGAACGGTGTATCCACCCTCGGAGTCAACTCCTTCGCTCTGTGCAGCCATGAAGTCGGCAGCTTTGCGGTCGCCAGCGGTGGCGAGAAGGAATTTACCAGCAACGTATGCGTCCTCGCTCGATGCGAAAACACCAGACTTGTTGTACTTGGCAGCGGCAGGGATCTTGTCCATTACAGTTTCTTCTTTAAGTTCGGGTTCGATGGAAGCCTCTGGCTCTACAGCAGGGGCAGTGGGAGCAACGCGAGAAGCAACGATCTCGTCGATACGTGCTTGAATTTTCTCTTGGCGATCTTGTTTGGCTTTAAGTTCTGTGAACTCGTTGTCCAATGCTTCGATCTGGGCAAGGGTCTCTTCGCTGTTATCGCCCGCTTCAAGGGCAACATCGGAAAGAGCCTCAACTTCAACACTGATCGCCTCAAGGCGGGCAGCAATCTCGGAAAGGTTCATATCTTCTCAAATGTTTGAGGTACGTTTTTAGTAATGTTGCCAGTACGGGCACTATTATAGCTACTCAAAAACTTACTTTTTGAGCATTAGCTTCATTCTTCTTGATGTAGCCTTAGCCTTTGCAGACACAGCGAACGGGCTGAAAGCCTTGACTTCCGGCACATTGCTGGCAGCCCTTGCTTTTCTCTCGATCCTGTTGACTTCATGCACGAAACCTTGGGCCAGAGCCTCTTCGGCGTCCATCCAAGTCTCAGCGTCCATCATTGCAATGATAGATGCCTCGTCTTTTCCGGTTCTCTCGACGTAGGTGGCCGCAATGTCCTTGTCCATCATCTCCATGATGTCTGCTGTGCTACGGAAGTCCTTGCAGTTCCTCATAGCCATTGT